ATGAAACCTTCCCCATCTGTTCACCAGGATGAAAACGATGTCGACAGCGAAGAGAAAGAGCAAGGAACGGAAATTGAGGTAAACGAAGAGGCCCTGCCCTCGCGCGCGGCGGCGATACATGAAGAGATTCGTCAGGATGGCGAAAAGGAGTTAGAGCGCGACGGCATGGCGCTGCTCTGGTCGGCGATTGCGGCCGGCCTGTCGATGGGCGCCTCGCTGATGGCGAAGGGGATCTTTCAGGTCCATCTTGACGGCCTGCCCGGCGCTTTTTTGCTGGAAAACCTGGGCTACACCTTCGGCTTCGTTATCGTCATTATGGCGCGCCAGCAGCTCTTTACCGAGAATACGGTAACGGCGGTGCTGCCGGTGATGCACAAACCGACTATGGGCAATGTCGGCCTGCTGCTGCGGCTGTGGGGTCTGGTGCTGCTCGGCAACCTGATCGGCACCGCCCTCGCCTCCCTCGCCTTTGCCGAGATGCCGATTTTCGACGATGCGACGCGCCAGGCCTTTAGCGCCATCAGCCAGAAAGTGATGGAAAACACACCCGGCGAGATGTTCGCCAACGCGGTGATTTCCGGCTGGATTATCGCAACGATGGTCTGGATGATGCCGCAGGCGGGCGCCACCAAACTGATTGTGATCGTGATGATGACCTGGCTGGTCGGGCTCGGCGATCTGGCGCATATCGTGGTGGGTTCGGTGGAGATCCTCTATCTGGTCTTTACCGATCAGATTAGCTGGTATGAGTTTATCTGGCCGTTCGCGTTGCCGACCCTGCTGGGTAATATCACCGGCGGCACGCTGATTTTCGCGTTGATCAGCCATGCGCAGATCCGTAACGATATGAGCGAGGCGGCGAAAGAGGAAGCGAAAGCGAAACAGCGCGAAGCGAAGCAGCAGGAAAAGCAGCGCTAAGCTGTTGAGGAAATGAGCAAACGCGCCGCCTTGGGTTATTCTTGCGGCGCGTTTGCGCTATACTGCGCGCCGCGGTCCCCTTAGTTAAATGGACTATACGAGCTTAATCCGTAAGATGTTGAAATAAAATCAATTAAAACCAAACCAACCCATTAATTTGTACTCTTTTTGGTACTCATATTATATAGGGCTATCATCTCGCCAGACGCTCATGATTTCGTAAGTCACCTTGCCCAACACAATGACATCATCAAGAGCTTCGCCTGCAATCTTCTGCCCATCATCTGTAATGACGCACCGATCGCCTGTTCTGGCCAGCATCGATATCCCTTCATGCACCAGCGCCACCCTATCACCCTTTTTAACCGGCACAGACTGGTCAACAACCAGCATGCCTTCATCCCGTTCGATAAAGAGAGTTGAGCCTGGGTTATGCACGACGAGATCGCTAACAGTGAGCCGGTGCTCGATATAATCTTGGGCTGGAGACTGAAACCCCATGGTCAGATTCCTCCATTCGGATTGAATACCTGGAATGTCCTCTCCTCACCCTCTTTTGTAGAGACGTCTCGAAAGGTTGACGTGTAAATTTCAACCCAACGGTTAGCTTCCTTCAGCGTGAGGTGCCAGTTCAGCTTGGCCAGTTCTTTGACGAAATCCACCGTAGTCACCGTATAGCAGCCCAGCTGGTCCCTTTTTATCGCATTTCTGAATGCTGTTTCTTTTTCGTATTCGCGCGGCATGTATAATTCCCTCTCAAAATAACTGTATGCATATACAGTAATATCAGTAGAGGGTTTTATCAAGATAGTGTGCTTCGGTTTTACTATTGCCTTTATGAAGCGGATTTTTGGAAGGTGTTAGGGTAAGTGGCTAAGCTTTAGTCACCCCACCCCGTAGCCTGCTCAGATCGGCGCGGTATACCTCTGCCCCGTCGCCGGGGCTTTTTTACGATCCTGAATCTGCGGCGAGAGCCGCTTTAATGCTGTCGATGCTTTCAAGAGCTTTTTCAGGGGAGACCAGAGCCAATTCAACCAGGCTGAATAGTGATTTAATTGCCTCTGTGTGATAAGCCGCAGCGACGCTGCCGGGATCAATGCCCCTAACATCGCTAATCATTTCGCCATCTATCTCCGTTGCGAAGCGGGAGATAGCATCAGGGAATGCCTTCTCTACATCATCTGCGATTAATCCAAGCCCTCTCTGCTTTCTTGATTTATCACGCCATTCCCAAGAAGCACCACGCCATCCCAGAACCGACTCGAGAGCATTTGGTACAGGTTTTATATCTTTTTTCAGGCGCGAATCTGAGCCGTTAATCCAGTTACCGTTTATAGCGTAAGCATTTCCACCAATGTCGAATTGCCAGCGCTTAAACTGTGAACCATCGCCCAGCGTGAGAACTCCGTAAAGAGACTGACCTACTACTGCTTCTATAAAGGAAGAGAATTGAGCGGTGGTATTCGCTGTGGAATACATACTCTGGAACCAGCCACCCTGGCTAAGGCTGCCGCTGGTTCCGCTCCATGGCTGCCGGGCAGTCATATTGTTTCTCACAGTTTGAACCGCGCCGGTCGAAAGGCTGAGATTTCCTGAGGAAAGTGTGACACCGGTACTGACTGTGCCGCCGGATTTACCGTCTACTGTGCCTAAGCGTGAATCGTTGCCTGCCGCCACTGTTCCAGAAGCGCTTCCGACATCCAGAACTGCTGCACCTTTCAACCCGAGATTAGTTCTAGCTGCTGCTTTATCAGTCAGGCCATTCAGGTTATCAGCTTTGGCCAAAACATCTGCGGTATTTGCTTTGCTGGCATACTGTTGAGCCATGTATCCCCAGCTCGGCCCGGTAAACGTGGTGCGGTCAGGGCGCTCTACAGTAACAGAAGACGCGTCGCTGTAAATCCTCTGCCAGTTAACCAGCTGTGAGTTCATGCCGCGCAGCGCTGTTCCCATGTCATTCATGATCTGCTGCGTAACGGCGTATAGCAGGCTGGCAGGAACAGCATCCCATGCCAGGCCGCTCGCGGTTGGACCTGCGAAAGCGCCACCAATCGTCAGCTGAGTATTTGATGCGATAGAAGCCACGATCAGCGTGTAGGGTGTTCCTCCAGCAATTACGCCGATGAAATCTCCAGATTTTAGCTCCGTTGTGAAACTGGTGCCGTTTCCGGTTACAGTTGCCGATCCGTTAGTTACGGTGATAGTGCCTGCTGACATGCTTTTCTCCGGGCAATAAAAAACCCGGCACAGTGGCCGGGTTCTTCGATGTAGGTTGCTGCTGTGCCGGGTGCCTCCCGGTGGACCTTACAGTCATCTGGTCCGCGTCTCGTTTCCATTCCCATTAGCTTTAACTAAAGAGACATGAATGGACTGTTCGCCTCGCCGCATAGGGAGATTCACAACAGCGTAAAAAATATTACATGAATAAATTTAACGAGGCAAACCTTCAAAATCACTTGTCACAGGTGGATTTGGTAAAATTATTTTTTGACACCCATTTCCACCCAAATGGGCTTCCCGCATAATATTGAGTCTGATTGGCCTGCTTCCGCACGCCATAAATCGCTACGTCAGTATCTTGCCCACCAACTCGAGCGGTAGCACTACACTGCACTGGCGGCAACGATTGGCATCCAGACAGGAATGCGATTGCTGCAAAGATAACCAGCTTTTTCATTTAACCTCCGATGTTTTTTTGATTTATAATCCTTTTCTTTTGTAATTTCAAACATGAAATTGCGTTAAAACGATCAAAAAAATTAATATCTTGATGTGTTAACGTAAGTAATAGTATTTCTGGCATTCGAATAAGTTGCGCTAGTTAAACCTGCCGTGCTTCTATCTGCGTGCGAAGTAATTCTGGTGTTTGCTCCATCAAAATAAGCACTGGAGTAAAAGTAAGCCACAATCGGCCTTGGCTGACCAGTTGAGTTATCAACACCATTAAGTATCCCGGTAAATGCCGGCGCTACAGCCCAGCTACCCCCGATCGTAGCATCAATTTGATATCCTGACGCGGCATCATTCGTTACGTCCCCTACCTGACGCACATCCCTGAGAACCTTTGACTCATTAGTCAGAATGCATGAGCCAGCCGCGTCGTATATTGCGACTCCCCACGCAGGCACTGGCTGATTAGCGTAGCCGAAGATAAAGACAGTAACGGTTTTCGATATGCGGCTTGAATAAAATCTCCAGACGTTATTGTCAAGCTGCAGCCATTCAGCGGAGAAAGCGTTGCTGCTGTTTGACTGCAAAAAGACAAATCGAACTGATCCGTCATTGTTATATAAATCCTGTGAATAGACCGTGCCTGAATTATCTCCCGGGACGTTTATCACGAATTTATTTATCAGTGTTAGCGGTCGTGTTCCGTCTATGTAAAACGGAACGCCCTGAGCATCAGTCAGCAGGGCTCCATAACCCATAACTACCTCGCATAAATAAGGATAAATGACATAGCGTATCGCGGGTAGGTTCCAGAAGAATAATCCGTGTCAGCAACGTTTGAAAGAACCAGTCTGTTTCCTGACACTGATATTCGTCTCCTGCCCGTATACTGTCCTGCCGGCTGAATAAGGAAGTCCAGCGCGTAGCCAGCAGGAAGTGCATAACTGAACGTTCCAGCCGTGTTTGTGTCTGCCTGCAAGGTGGCTAGGGCGTTAATCTTCACAAGGCCAGTATTGTTATCCACTCCGCCGGCATCCCATGTACCAAAGCCATATGCCATTAACTAAGTTTCCCCATTCTTACGCGCAGGACGCCATTTCCGTCATACACGCTGATCTGGTTATTGGTTTGAACCATGCGGCCACTGCCTGGCTCATATCCGTTGTTTTCAAAAACACCTGACTTTGAAAGCATCCAGCCTGTACTGCCAGCAACATAGTTGTTGGACTGGATGTAGTCGCCGATCATCGCGTTTTGAATCCAGCCCTGACCGATGCATGCTTGGCTGATAAGAACCTGCCCATCCTTGATGACAAATGGCGAATAGAGGCTGTTGCCGACACCACTCATTACAACGAACTGGTTGGCATTAACCGCGACTCGCGTATCTACTCCGCCACTTCCGTTTACCGTCGCGGCGACTGACAGGCCTGCATCGTAATTGACGCCGTTGTAGCGTATGCCGGTTTTAAGCGTATAAATTGCTGATGGATTGTCAGCATCTGCATATGCCGTAAACTTCTGCTGTATAACTGCCTGCTGCTGTGCAAACTGAGCCGTGACATCTGTTTCCAGCTGAGCAACTGAGCTCTGAGCATCTGCAGCGACCTTCTGCGCCTGCAGAATGCCAGCACGGTTATCGCCGTACTGGGCCCACTGCTGATTTACAGAATCGTAATCAGCCAGCATGTTTTGTAATAAAGCTTCGGGATCAGTGATTAGGGGCTCAAGCAACTGCTTGCCATCCGGTGAAGTGAGGAATTCCTCTACCACACTGCCGATCAGGTCATCCGCATTAACGTTGGACATGCCGGCGGCAAAAGCAGTCCAGTCACCCACATTGCCGATTTTGTCCACCAGCCGCGCGCGATACCAGCGGCGAACGCCCGCGGGCATAGGTCCGTGCTGATAACTCACGCCGGGGTAAGGAACATATGCGAGGAACTGCGGGTTCTGGCCATCTGCGGTTGTGGCCACCTGAATTTCTGTATAGGCGGTATCTCCCGCTCCTTCTGGAAATCCCCAGGTGATATCGATGTTCCACACTACGTTGTCCGTAGCCATCAGGTTAACAGGGGTGCCTGGCTTACCTGCCTTGCCATTCAGCGAAGTGGAATCTGCATACCCCCATGGCGAAGAAACCTCTGCTGCGTTTACTGCACGAACGCGGACATCATAAACGCCCGTGTAAATGCCGCTGATGCTGAAACCCTGCGCGCTGGTCTGGCTGACGTTAACCCAGTCACCTTTATCCTTACGCCACTGCGCCACGTAGCTAATGGCACCCTCAACGCGGTCCCATGTCACCTGCATGATGGCAACGGAAAGGCTTTGCTCTACATAGCTGACTTCGGTAATGCTGATGTTTTCCGGCGCTTTGAGGACCTTAATCGGCGTGACAGTGATTGGGGCTGGCTCAATGCGCACGCCATCATCAATGTACCGATATTTGGTTGGGTCGTGCTGGACACCTGCTACCGTAAACGTGCCGTCGCCATTCGAAGCAATGGACGTGACACGAAAATACTGGATAGCCAGGTTATCACTGTCGATAGCCCATACTGCGCCCGCTTCCGGCGTCAAGCGAAAACTGGTAGAAACGGTCACGGTTTGCTTGTCAGCACTGACTGAAGAAATGGTGCGCGTCTGTGCGGTTCCATCCGGGAGGTTAACAACCAGCCTGTCCCCAGCGGCATACTCTACCGGGCGATCCAGCTTCACGCTGCGACCATTTACCGCGCTGATGCGCCCGCCGTTCTGTTTACCGCTGCGGAACGGATCGGCCACGCCAATGATTTGTGCAGGTAGCGGGATAAATCCGTCCAGCCCCACACCAAAAGAGACTGTGCCGTCTTTGGCGTTAGAGAGCAGCGCCCAGCGGCCGCGCCGATGCGCTTCACTCTGGGAGGTGCAGCCTATAGCGGTCAGCGACATTTCCCGCACGTCATATCGCGCCACAAGGTCGGAATCGTAAACACCCTCTACAGTATCCGAATAGTGGTTAGCCGGGTCTGAATAGCTGACATTGCAGGATGAATAGCGGTTCTTGTAGCTGCCGCCGGCATAGGTGAAGAGCCCATCCACAACATTTGAGGCATGATAGGTGTAATCGGCGTCAACATTACCGTTAGCGTCCTCCTGCGGCACATCAGCATTCACAAAAATCTGACTGTTGCCCCAGAAGGTGATACCGCGAAAAATAGCCGCAATATCTTTTAGCACGGTATAGGCGTCCTGCTGGCTCTGAATGAACACGTTGCAGGTGAATCGAGGCTCCGTGCCGCCGGCGCCGTTGGAAACCATCTCATCGCAGTATTGCGCGATAGCGTACAGCTCCCACTTGTCTATCATCGACGCATCGACACGGTTCCCCATCCCGTAAATTTTATCCAGGACAAGGTCGTAGAAAACCCACGCCGGGTTATCGGTATAGGCGTATTTAAAATCTCCCTGCCAGTTACTACCGTAGGTCCGGCTGACCGGATCATACGTATCTGGAACCCTAACCAGCTTGCCTTTTGGCTTGCATGTGATTTTTGGGGCGCTTCCGTTGAACTGGCTGGCATCAACCTCGATATAAAGCAACGCGGTATTCGGGTAACGGAGTTTGCTGTCAATGACCTCGGCGAAAGAGAAAACCTTGAAGGCGTTAACCAGCTTTGCTGAAGATGAGTCGGCAGTAATACGACGCACCCTGATTGCCCAGCCTGTTGTTGCATCCGGCAGGTCGATTCGGTGATCGCGCTGATATTCAGACGTGGTTTTCCCGTCAAACCGGCCATCAACAACCTGCACCCATGAGCCGCCATCTGTAGACAGGTCAATCGCGTACTGCGTGACCGTGCCCACCATGTCGCCATTATCTTTATAGGTGTACTGTGCGGGCAGGCTCAGCTTGATGCGCACGGCATCGAGCGAAAGGTTTGTATACTGGCGCGTCCAGGGCACTGACTGTGTAACCGTCACGCCCACAGACAGCTCGTTATCCACCTCTGGCATGCCCTGAATATAGGTCTGGTCCTGCGTTCCCTTACGCCAGTCCCAGATCACCCCAGTAAAGTTATAGGTGCCGTCATCATTGGCCAGCTGAGTATCATTCAGGTAAATCTGCTGCGCAGTCAGATCGCCCTGGATTTCTCCTTCTGAGATAGCGAGCAACATCTTCAGCTTTGCCACAGACAACAGGTCATCTGCCTGCTCTACAGGCGTATGGGGATTGCCGCCACCGCCTTTTTTCCCCTTGTAGATAGTCTCGCTGTCTAAAAGTCGCATATTTCACCCATAAAAAAAGCCACCCGAAGGTGGCTTTGCTGCTGACTGATATTTATTGCTGATCGCTGGTATAGCTGCCGGCGCTGATAATCGCCCCACCTATTTCACGCGTCCCGTACAGGAGCGGAATGGGATAACCCATTGCTACCGTGTTCACCGGCGCGCCGAAAGCGTAGTTGGGCTTGTTATCCGTGCTGGATGAAGCGCCGATGTTGTACTTTGGCTGTGGAGTCAGCATCTGGACGACGCCGCCAAGCGCCATACTGAGGCCCAGACCTGTAAGCGCCGTTGTCACTGTCGAGGCAGTTACGCCGAGAACTGCAAACGACGCGCCGGCGGTGAAGTAGGCAGCAACCAGAGCCACCGCGCCAATGACAACCTGCAGCACACCACCTCGCTTAGAACCCTCAATAATGGGCTCCATCTCAAACTCTGTGGCGGATGAAGACATATCAAATTCCTGCAATCCGATATTGTCTTTGCCGCTGAAAAAGGCAAAACGAATGCCGTTAAGATGGGCATTTGAAACGTACTTTTCAAAACCCGGTACCTGAGAGCACATTGCACGAAGAAGCTCTCTCAGGTCGGCAACGTGGTACTTATGCACGGCACCGAACTTTTTTGCCATCAGGCCTTTTAAGCGCATTGTTTTAAGCATCAAACAGTTCCTTTCTGCGAACCACCCGAACGGTCCGGTTCCGCCAGTAATCGCCGTAGGGCACGCGCGTGGACAGGTTTCCCTGGTTATGGTGAAGGATGAGGTTGTTACCGAGATATATCGCGGCGTGGTTGGTAACAGGAGACTGAATGCGCATCATGATCATGTCGCCTTCTCGCATCTCGGATGTGGGCACCTCAACAAACCCCTCAGCCTCCCAGTTATCGTCGTATCGGTTCTCTTTCCCGTCCACCCACCACTCGTAATCTACTGACCAGTTATTCAGGTTGATACCGTGCTCCTGCCGGTAGTAGTCCATGATGAGCGTCCAGCAGTCGGCATAGCCCAGCACCCACTGCCGGCCAACCAGCTCACGGTCGCCGCGCGGACTGATAGTGCAGAAGTCCCCGTCCGGCCATGACATGATGCCCCACTCAACCCCGGAGTAATCGCACTGCACGCGGTCCATTTCTGAGGGAATAAGCTGCGGCACATCAGGATGGGAGTGAACGACCATCAGAATGGTGCCCAGCTTTTCCGCCGCACGCTTTTCTGTAGAGGATATTTCAAAGTCTTCTGTTGGATTCTGGGAAACGTTTTTGCAGGGTACGTACTCCTGCAGTCGTCCAGCCTGAATAACCAGACCGCAGGCCTCTTTCGGATATTCGGCGGCAACGTGCTCCTTAATGGCTTCCATAATTTTTTTGCGCATTGTTATTTCCCCTGCAGGTTTGCCGCTGGAAATCCACCAAAAGACAATGGCTGATCCTCGCCGAAGCGCGCCTTACAATCCGCCAGCCGTCCGCCGCACACATCTTTCGACGGGTCAGTAGTTGGCGTGCCGTCTTTGGCAAAATAGCGGTTCCCGGCGTAGTCGCATCCGTTTCCTGTGCGATACCAGCCGCGCATGCACCAGGTGCAAACGGGGGTTATCTGCCGCGATGGAAGTTGCAGGCTCTGAATATCGAACGGTGAACAAAGCTCAAACTCAACGACACTGCGGGTTTCTGCTGTTTTTGCGTTCACATAGAACAACTGCACACGCTCTTCCTGCGGGTTAGCGTTCGAGTTGCCCTGCTCCCAGTTCGCGGCGTCCAGATATTTCGCCATCGTGGTGTGTATCTTCACTTTGGCTTTGACCAGATCATCAAACTGAAGGCACAGTGCAGCGACATAATTCCCTACGTTGCTGACGGAAAGCTTGGGTGTTGGCTGCGTGCCGGAGCTGCTCATTTCCAGACCTGTCAGCTCGTAAGGATGAGGATCGTATTCATTTCCCTGCCATATGATTGACGGCAAATTATCACCAGCGAACGATTTCCATCCCTCTGTGGGCAGGTTGTAGGCGTGAAACCGCAATACGGCATCCATACCAAAATCAGTACCGTCCACCTCAATCAGCTGTACCAGGCTTCCCGGTTCCAGCTGCTGAATGTCCTGTAAAAAGCTCATACGCCATCCAATAAAAAAGGGCGCTGAGCGCCCTGTTGGTTATCGTGACATGTCACGGTGCAAATGCCTGCTCGAAGGTGAAGGCGATTTCCACGAAGTTACCGTTAATGAAGTTGGGTCGAATGGAGTCCGGTTTGATGCGGTAAAGCTTCCGCTCGCCCCACGGGTTGACCCACCAGCAGGACATCGTAACGTGTGATTTGAGAAACTCCCTGACAGTCGCCATCTCTGATTTGCTACCGCTGCAGCTCACGGGCCAGGATTCCACCGCGCTGTTAATTCCGGTACCGGCTACCTGTTTATAGCCATCACCGAACTGCGCCTGCAGCGTTGATACCGTCACTTCCTCTGCTGCGCCAACCCTGACGCACCAGCTGAATTCATCAATAGCCATGGTCCACCTGATAGTTGGTAATGCTATTAGCCCGGTCGGTATAAAAGGCCGCCGGGTGACATTGCGCTCCTCGCCCAGTCGTTGATGGTTTTCTTCATCATGCCCTCAAGCTGTTTAGCGGCTGTAGTCGTGTTGGCGGTGCTGGTTTCCCCTGCCCCACCTGACTGAATCGTAACTGGGGCGCTGACTGAAACTACCAGGCCATTACCTGATGCATGATTGACGCCTGAGCTGAAGCTTCTTCCGGCAGGGAGTGAGCCAACATAGCCACCATCAGCATACCCGCGCATCATGTCGTAAAGGTTAGAAACGCCAATGCGATCGGTAGCTTCTTTGGTGAAAACAAACTCACCTTTGTGCACCACCCCGGCGGGTTCATGTTTTCCGCCCTGACCCGTATAGCCTCCGCCATCATAGCCCGCATAACTCGTTGGCATTCCCATTGCACCGGTAGCACCGCCTGCTGCACCAGCGGCGGCACCACCAACACTACTGAATACGGAGCCGAGAATATTGCCAAAAGACGAACTGGAACTACCTATTGCGTTAACTACAGCCATTTGAAGCGCTACTTTCGCAATGGTCTGCAGGACTGATAACCCCCAGCTTTTCCAGTCGGCCTTGCTGCCAACAAGCATCGCAGACATATTGTCCATTGCGCTGTCGAGAGTAGAGGTAATACCGGAAGAGACTGTGCCGGAGATATTGCTGGCGCTTTCGAGCCAGTTCTCATAACCGCGCGAGACACCATTCAGCCAGTTTGATTCTGACGCCGCGATAGCCTGATATTTCTTATCGAGATCATCGAGCGCCTGTTGGCGGGCAGCGATGGCAGCGGAGCCTTTGTCTGTCTTATCGAATACGCGCTCAATTTGCTGCTGCTCGTCATACCGGCTGCGCTGGCGATCGCTCATGCCTGCCGTGTCGGTAGTCTGTGCAGCATCATCCCGATACTTGCGGGCGGCGTCGGAAAGGTCTTTAAGAGCGTCAACCTGCTCGCGCTGTTTCTTAACATTTGCGTCTGCAAGCTGAGTCCACTTTTCAAGCTCAGTTGAATTGTCACGGATTGCCTTGCGCTGTTCCTCGGTCCACTTCGTGCCGGCCTGATGGGAGGCAGCATAAAGTTCAGCTGCTTTTTCCCCGTCAGTCGCCCTGACTTTCTGGACCTCAATCGCAACGCTTAGATCGGCAATCTTGCGCGCATAGTTCTCTGCCTGTGTGGCTGCTTCACGTTCTGCTTTGTTTTGCGCATTAGTCGCTGCTGTTCCGGCTTTTTTGGCTTTTGCCGCTTCATCATCCTTTTTAGCAGCCTGATCCTTGTTGTAAACGTACTGCGTATAAAGCGCGCCGGTCAGCTTCAGGTCGTCGGCTTCATACTGGTGCTGACGATGAAGCTTTTGCAGTCCGTCGAGGCTGGCAAGCTCGTTATCGCGTCTGGCCTTCTCGAGCGCAGTTTGCTGCTGAGGTGTCGCGCTGGCGAGATTTACTACCGGGCCTGCGTACTGGGGCGGCTTAGCGCCGGCAGTCGCTGACATTGACCGATTCAGAAGGTCATAAGCCCCCTTCAGAATGGCAACAGCACCCGCCTGCTCTACCGCCTTCTGAGCTGCCAGATCGCTTGCATCGTTGACCAGCTTTTGAGTGCTGGCCACTTTAGCCGCGGCCTGCTCCCGCTGATACTCCAGTTTGTTGAGTTTATCGGTCAGCTCCACGTTCTTGGCCGTTATGTCGGCCTGATCCATAAACGTGTTGATATAGGTGAGCGTTGGATGCTTGTTATAGTCCTGCTGAATCTGGTCAAGCCCGGCAAGGCTGTCCTTCACCTTCAGAATCTGATTGTCCAGATCGTTAAGGTCCTGCTTCTGAGCCTGTAACGATGTACGGGCATCTGCAGCTGTAGATTTAAGCCCCAGCACGGACATCTGCTTGAGCTTGCCGTTGATTTCATCCAGGTTGTTGGAGAAGCCTACGGCCTCTTTATGAACCTGCTGCGTGTGCTCATAAAGGCCGTACATGGCCGCGCCGGCACCGATGATTACACCCGGCCAGCCGCCGAGAATACCCAGCACGCCACTTCCCAGCCGGGACATTACTGACGCCGTATTGGTGAGGTTATTTACCGCTGATGAACGGCCAGCAATCGCACTGTTAAGGTTCGTCTGCGCTGCCGCCAGATTCCTCTCGGCAACGATCTGCGCCTCAATAGACGTCGCGGCAGCCTTTGCCTGCTGGGCGCGATAAAGCGTCTGGCGGGCAGCTGCAACGCTTACCTGTGCCCCGCGCACCTGTGCCTGAGCGAGCGCTACCTCTGCAGCAGTGTTACTGACTACCGCCGCCGTAGACTGGGCGACATTGCCAACCATATTGCCGAAATAGCGGGCGAGTCCGATCCCGACCAGCAGCCCTGCAGTATTGGCAACAGAATCAATATTATTCGCCAGGCCATCAAGCACGCCAGAAAGAGACGATGAGGCACCAACGGCATCATTGGCGCCGCCGACCCACGCTAGAAATGCGTTCTGTACTTTCTGCGCCGATCCGCTGATGGAAGCAGGCAGGCTTTCAAACTCTTTTCGCAGCACCTCGACATTAGTCAGCAGCGGCACGATCTTGTCTGTCGTCAGCTCGCCATTATTTGCCATGTTGCGAAGGCCGCCAACGGTGACACCCAGCCCATCAGCAAGCAATTTAGCTAACCGGCCGCCGCTTTCCATGATGGCGTTGAACTCTTCTCCACGCAGAACGCCAGAGCCTAATGCCTGGCTAAGCTGAGTGATTACTGAACTGGCTTCTTCAGTGCTGGCACCAGACAGTTTGAGCGATGTAGCGACCGTTTCCGTTACCTTGGCCACATCTGATGACGCATAGCCGGCAGCACGAAGCGACTGCGCGATACGGCTGTATAAATTGCTGTTAGCCTCAAGAGACGTGCCGGTACGCTGGCTTATTTCCATCAGCGCGCGCTGGGAAGTGGCAAAATCTTCAGTGGATGTGGACGCCAGTCGCAGGCGACCGTTCATCTGGTTCCAGGTGTCCGCAAATTCAATCAGCTGATGGGTAGCGAAAGCGCCAGCCCATGCACCAGCCAGACCTGCTGCAGAAGATTTAATCGTTGCCAGTTCAGAGTTAAGCTCAGACAGCGACCGCTGAGTTTCACGGGTGGCCGCCGCCGCCTTTTTACCACCCTGCTCCATTGTTTTGTAGTAATCTGCGCCCATGCGGGAGGCGCGCGAAATTTCAGACTGAAAGGAGCTGGAGTTGGCGGAAATCTTTATGATTAGTTCGCGCAGCGTAGCCATATATCACCCATATAAAACCCGCCGGCGCGGGAAATTAAAGACCACTCATCCATTCTTCAAGGCCGCTGATTTCTACCTCGTCGTCTTTTTCTCCCCATTTAAGCTGCAGCTCGCTGATAGTGGCTTTGCCACCCTGCGAATTCAGAACAGCAGCAGAAATCTGTGCGGCCTGAATATCTCCACGCCAGTCGCCAATTGGGCTGAACCGGTCATAGGCGATCCACATTTTTAGTTCACTTGCTGTGAGAGACTGACGGAGTTCGTGAAGCGTGCGCCCCAGACGGAGCGCCAGAGACATCAGTAAGAAAGTCAGCGGCTCTTTTACTTTGCCTCTGCGGCTTCCTGAGACATGCCCAGATTGAGAGCCTGAGAAAGCAGGCGGGAATGTACCGGGCCGTAAATTTCAGACACTGTGGCTTCGTCCTGATCGCTAAAAACGCGCTTGCCGTCTTCATCCAGCAGCACATCCATAAACATCACTACGTCCGCCTTTTTGTTGCGGAGGTACGTTTCCTGTTGGGTGAGTTTGGGCGCTTCTTCGCCTTCCGGCAGGTCAGGCGTCATAATTTCGCGGAAGCGCAGCCAGGCTTCACCCGAAGGCTCACGAAGCATGACTTTTGCGTCGTTCCATTCGGGAACAGAAATCACCTTGGAGCGAAATCCGGACGATGGAGCAAGCGCCAGATCGCGAAGTGAAGACGGTGATGTTTTGGTTTGTTCTGCTTTTGACATTTCATGATCTCGGGGTATCAAGGGGAAATAACAGAGCCACGGTCAGTGGCTCAGAAAGAAAGCGGCTTACGAACCTGATGCAACGATACGCTTAGGCTTGCCGCGAACGCGCAGCGAGTAAGTGGCGCTTACTACAGACGACGTGGTTGCACCCCAAGAGCTCTGGCGAACCTCTACCAGCACGTAGTAGCCGTTACCTGACGGGAAAAGCACACGCAAAGCGCGCAGCTCATCGTTATCATAGGCCGTCTGCAGTGCCATCTGCGCCTCTTCATCACCAACCCAGTTACGGCTGATGCTCATCTCTGCAGGCGCTGCCAGACCGTTGGTTTGTTCCTGCTCAGTTGAACAAAGCGTGGTGACGTCAATGTCACCCTTCTGCCCGCCGGTATAGGTAATCTCTTTCGTTGCACAGGCCGCCTCAAGCCAGTTAACGCTGGCTGTTGGGAAACCTGCTGCCTCGAAATCTTCAGCGGTCACCGGTGCGTCAGAGACGGCAAACGTCATCCCCTTCGTTACTTCATATTTACTGGTCATGTTTTCTCCAGACGAAAAAAAACCGCCTTGTGGCGGTGGTGATATTGATGAGGGAAGCGATTACTGCTGGCTCTGAACTTCCAGAGTGGCCCGGAAAAGGCCGGTATCCGATTCGTAGCCGTTCGTTTTGTTCAGTTGCGTGAACTTAAGCGGCGATAGTGCTGCGCTGGCTTGCTCTCTGATGGATCGAGCCTCATCCGGAGTCGATGCGTATACGTCAACTTGCAGCGTGCCGTTTTCCTCGGCCGGACCACATAACGTATCTCCAAACACCTCGCTTACTACAGTGAACACAAGCCAGGGAGGTGAAACAGACGGGGCCCCCTGAGCATTTAACGGCACCACGTAGGGGTAAACCCTCCCGGCACACAATTCACTGAGAAGGGGGTAAATTTGTGACTCCGTCATTTTGACAACGCCTCATCAATTGCGCGGTTCGCGGCATCAAAGGCAGCCTTTGTTGCCTCTTCCTGCCTGGCGTCATATGCCGGACGCACAAAAGGCACGGCAGCCATTTTTGACGTCCCCAGCTCCAGAAATCGCCAGTAAAAGGCGTTACGTGGATCATTAGTTTTCAATTTTTTATCGCTGTTACCTGTGCGAGGATTTGTACCACGGATGTGGACGCCTGATGAGATGTCACCATTCCGTGATCGCTGCGTTAACACGACGATATTTTTTGCCAGCTTACCACTCCGCCTGGGAGCTCGCTTGGCGGCCTCCTCTTTTACGACTGTAGCCGCTGAACGGGTGGCATCACGTAAAACCTTTCGATTCTGAGACCTGCTCAGTGCATCAAGGTCGCTGGAAACATCCAGCAACCCTGAGAAATCTAGCCTGGTATCGATCACGTTTTTACCCCCTGCTTACAAAGGATTTCCATCCTGTCGTTTGTTGCATCTGGGACTGGAGGAGCCACTACATCAAGCGTTATTCCTTTAAATGGTCCGGAATCACATCTGAGCTTTGAGGCAGATGAAATTTCATCGTTGTTACGCATCCAGACCCTTATCGTTGCTTCGGCCTTTTCAGCGCCTGATGTCAAAATCTCTCTGCCGCTAATTCCCTTTATTTCTGCCCAGACACTTTTTCCATCCTGCCAGGTTTCTTTGACCTGACCAGAAGGTAAACGAGAGATTACGAAATTCTGGATCGTCACCCTGTCCCTAAGTCTTCCTGCCTGCATATAAGCCGCCTCATCAAACGATCGTTGGTTTTCGGAGTGAGTAAATCAGGCTGGTAACTGAATAAGGTAATTGCCCCTGCTGATACTGTGTTTCTTCTTCGCCGCCGCGAACGCGGTCAAGAATGCCGACAAAAATTAACGTTGCCTGCTTCACCCTTAGCAGTTCAGGCGTATCAGGTATGACTTTGCCGGCTGTGTCGATCAGTCGGTCTCGGCTTCCCTGGACATAATCCAGTATCGCCGCGCTGGCTGAATAGATTTTCAATTGCAGGTCGGCATCACCGGCATCAGTATCGATTTTAAGGTGATCCTTAACTTCATCGAGCGATACAAATTCCAGCATCACTTAGCCCTCGCATCGCGACCGCGCTTAACCGCCAGCTTCCAGCCCTTCGAACCATCCTCCCCTGGCTTATCTCCCGTCTCCTGATGGCAGTACCAGACCGATCCACCCCAGGTAACACTGTCGCCTGGAAAATATTTCTCACCATCTTTGAAGATGTCGCGATATATCATCACTGGCACGCTGAATGTCTTCTCTGTTTTGTCGCCACTGGATTTGATCGCGGTTACAGTGAAATTACGCTCATCATACTGAGCAATGTCGATATCGCTAATCCCATCGACCAGGCATTCCCAGCCGTTCATACCCGTAGTTTTCTGATACGAACGCCACAGGCCGCCATGATGAATGGCATACGTACCGCGCTGGTATGATTTCTCAGTGTCAATCACCGGCAGGATTTCGAGCTGCAGCGCATCTTTACCATCCTCGCCAGGCTCACCATCTTTCGGCTTTGGCATTTCCGCCACCGCATCTTTCACCATCTTGCCGATATCCGGCAAAGGCTCAGGTTTTGGCAATTCGACTTCAGCAACGGCATCACGCACCATCTTTTCGATATCAGACAGTGCAGGCGGTTCGGGTGCGGCAGGGACGGGAATGCCCGCTACCGCATCTTTTACCATCTTGCCGATATCCGGCAACTCGGGCGCCGCCGGCACCTCAATTTGCTCAAGTGCAGAGTTGATGATTGACTGAACATCGACAGAAGCCGCCTGGCATTCACTCAGTTTCTTTTCCAGTTCGGCTATTTTATTCGCCTGGGACTGGAAGGCTGTTTCATACTTTTTATGCACCGCCGACAGCTGCTCTCTTACAGCCTCGCTGACTGCTTTAAGCAGTGACATGTCACGTTCATTCATTGGTAAGCAGTCCTTTCAGCATTGCCTTGACCATGAAATGCTCATGCTCCGTCAGAGCCTTGCTGCTTTCATCATCAACAGGCGGTGTTGGCGTCGTAGCCGCTTCAGATTTAGTTTGGGTGCCGAACGGATCGTCGCTGGCATCGCGTTTAGCCAGGGCTGACAGCGCATAGTTCTGCTGCTGCAGGTAGGGTGTATCTCCACCATCAACCGGGGGCATATTTTCACTTTTACGTGCCTGGTTGGGGGTCAGGAAGCCTGCGCCAATACCTTCGCTGTAGGTTTTATAGCGCCCTTCAGTATCCATGCGGATCAGCGTATTCAGGTCGAACTCAACCCCGATCTGCGTATCAAGGTCAAATGCCTCATCGAGCAGGAGTTCAATGCCCTCGATATGCGTCTGAAGACACTGTGAGTAATAACCCTGCTCCAGAGCCTCAATATTGTTATAGGACGGCGTGGATGCGGTATTTACCTTATAAATCGGGACGTGAAACGTAGAGCAGATGATTTCAGCTGTGAGCTTAAGCTGCTCGACCATCTGCGCATCCACAGCGGTCATGGACACAGAAACAAACTCAGCACCGTCTGCCAACAGGCCGGTTTTGCCAGCGTTAGCTCCAGAGTAGCCCTCATCCCAGTTTTGTTTTATTTCCCGCGCTTTTTCAGCATCAACCGCACCCGGAACTTTTATCACACCGCCGGGTTTTCCGCCGTTTTTAAAATGATTTGCGGAGTTCGTCAGGATCGCATCGCCCTGCATAGCTGTCAGCCCGCAGGCATAGATGGGAGACAGTCCGCAAAGAGGATGGAAAAAGCAGTTGAAGCGGTCGTGGATAATTTCCCGGGCTGGCACCATTACCTGCTGCTCAAGACCGTGAATATTATCCGGCCTTACCTGATAGAAAATTTCACCATCATCCGTCACGTATGGAGTAACTTTGTTGTAGTCCAGCACGCGTAGTTGCTTAACGTTGCCGCTGGCATCACGCAGCTTCAGCACGTACGTGTTGCCATCAGTCAGCTTTGAATTCATCCAGCATTCAATGAACTGCATGCGCGTCTGAAAACTGTTTGGCTTTCTCAGCAGCGGCGAAATCTTTGCATCGCTGTGTTCCGCCCAGATACCACTGCTCAGCTTCTTTTTAAGTAATAATGGCATTTTGGCGATGTCGGCAGAAATCAGAGAAATGCAGGAGAATACCGCGTGGTAAGCCAGCACTGTTGTACTATCGACTTCGATGTTTCGCTGCCATGCGCCGGAAAATGACTCAAATATTCTGCGCCACCAGCCGCCATTTGCAGCCTGCAGTGCCTTTTCTTGCTTTGGCTTTTTGCGGAAACCGAACATGGCTGCTTCTCCTGAGCATCAATTCTTTTTCTGGTTCTTCGCTTTTTTCTCTACAATATCGATAAATTCGACATGTCCGGTTAAGCGCAGAACCTCGGCATGATCGTCACGCAGAAAGCGTTTTTCACCCACATGTGCATCATGGGTGCTTTTCAGATAACGAACCTGTTTCATAGAAAAAAGCGGGGATTTCTCCCCGCATCCCCTTAGCTGCCAGCGTTAGCGCTGTAGTTAACGCCGGTGATTACGGCGACGGCTGCGGTGCGGCGGCGCTTCCAGTTGATCCAGCGTTCCGCGCGGATTGCTACGCTGTTCGTCTGGAACATTGAAACCATCTCAACCGGCGTCGGAGTCAGGCTGTCACCGGTCGGGGCGCTTTCCATTTCAAGCGATGCTTCGCGGGACATATCTACAGCCACGCCGCCATCATCTGCAAGGTAGATGTCAGGCGCGTTAACCAGAACCAGTTGGCTGCCAACGTACTGTGAAACGATAACCGGCAGGCCCTGGAACGTACCGCCGAGCATGCTCATGTCAGGATACTCTTTCTGTCCCAGCGCATTTTTACGCATAGACAGGGAGAGCGCCGTCGTGCTGGACATCAGCCATACTGCGCCGGTCGGCTGAAGGTTAGCGCTGACAAAGGTTGCAAACGCCGCTGCCGCATCATCGTCAGGGTTGCCGGTAGACGGGATACCAGTAATTCCGTTTGTGATAGATGCCGGTGATACGTTAGCGACCTCGGCTTTAGCCGGGTCAATGAAATCAGTATCCAGACGCGCAATAACTGCTTCAGCCAGCGCATTACGTACCAGCGCATCAGCGGCCGGGTTAGAAAAGCGGATCAGCTCATCAGTCAGGACCGCAATTGCCGCCACTTTAGCAAAGCCGAAGGTGATGGATTCGAAATCGAATTTCGTCAGCGGCTTGGCTTTACCCTGACCAACCCAGCTTGCCGAACCACCTGAAGTCTGCGCAGGAATGCGCACATTGAATGGTACGCTACGCAGCGCAGGAATATTGCCCTGACCAAAGCGACCAATCAGCGTCTGCGGCCGCAGAAACTCGATGAAGTCCTGAGCATACTCCTGGTATTCGACCAGGCTGCCAGCCCATTTAGGATCGGTCGTTGAACCTGCGCCAACTGCTGCCTTGATAACGTGATGCAGCTTAGCGTCGTCCTGATACTGCGCCTTTGCAATTTCAAGCGCATCGCTACGACTGCCACCTGCTGCCGCCAGACATTTTGCGAACCGCGCAAAACCGATGCCCTTATCCAGCTTTTTCTCTACTCGGATCACGCCGGGGGCATGAACTGCAGCAGTATTTACAACGGTGCCATTAGCCGTTTTAACAACCGGCGTGGCGGTAGCGGCTTTGGTAGATTCCATATCGCGAAGGCGTGACAGATGTACATCTACCGATTTAATTTCAGAAGAATGCTGTTCGTACATCTCATCTTCTTCAGCATCCAGCGTGCGGCCTTCATCGGCGGCTTTGGTCATAATGGATTCCATTGCGCCCGCCAGCGATGCACGTTTAGCTTCATAGCTTTTGATAAGCTCTGCAATATTCATTGAATTTCCTTTAATTTGAACGGTTTTAGGTGCTGTATCGCCAGCGGATTTTGTGATTTTCGACACGATATGCGGTTTGCCTGACGCGGCACGCAGTCTCTCATCGATAGATTTAACGGTCTGGATCGAGCCTTCGGCATTGGCCGGCACGGTAACGACAGAGAGCTCGTACCACTCCCATTTCGTGAACCGGATGCCGCCTTCGTCGATATAGGCGTATTCAATAGGCCGGAAGCCGATCGACAATCCTTTTACAAGGCCGAGACGAATGCTTTGCCATGCTTCTTCAAGTCGCGCCGCAAGCTGACTTGGTGAGTCTGCTTTAGCCAGCGTGGCTTTGATTTCAATTCCCTCGGCGGTCACCTTGGCGCTGGTCACTTGTCCGATGGGAGACTGGTGGTCGTGCTGCCACAAAAGCGGGATAGGAAGCTGAAACTCAGCCCCTTCCGGCATCACGACATCACCGTAACGGTCAGGGCTCGGGGTGGTGGCAATACCGGTTATTTCCCGAGTGTCCTCATTGACCGCCTTCACCTTAAGAAGGCTGACGGCGTGCTGATTCTTCATTTCCCTTTCTCCAGAAACGAAAAAACCCGCCTGAGCGGGTCGTTGAAAGCGGAATTTCTATATGAAAAACACGCTGTATTCTTTTTTGGTCGCGGCGGGATTAAGTGCCATCAGATATATGGCGTTAAAAAGCGCCATCAGCGGGTCAATTTTCCCGATACCGCTGGCACCTTTGGTCACCAGCGGTGCGTTACCGCTGATCACTACCTTCGCATTGCCAACACACCAGTTCATCAGAGGCTGAACAGCATGGAGCAGCGCGCCCTCTGCCAGCTTTCTCTCTGCCGTTTTGCATGCACCACCGAGCCGCCACCCCTGACTTACGCCGACGACCAGTTCCTGCGGAATACCTGCCTCAATCAGGGTGTCAAGCAGGACGCCTACGCTTGCAGGGTCCATGCCGACCTTATCGAGCAGCCCGGCCTCATAAATCTGCGACACATACATTGCCACTTCATCGGCATCGTCACCCACCTTCCGGACTATGTTCAGATCGCCCTGCCTCTCAAAATCGCGCAGTTTGCTTTCTTCACTTTTACGCCGCTCGATAGCTTTTTCATGGCACCAGGCATGCGACCACGTCAGCCAGTTACGCGTTTTTTTGTCGCGCCCAACGATAGAAAGGCCCAGCAGGTCATCGAGACCACCACCATCTATTCCAACGGAGATGACTTCGCAGCGTTCCAGAATCTGTTTGAAAGTCACGGCCGGATCGGCCTGCGTCTCCCAGAACTCGGCACCTGCCCAGCGGTCGCCGCGCAAATTCATGCCAATTTCGACGTTTAGATGCTTAGCCAGGAACTTCCTAAGGCTTCCTTCGTCTTCCTGAGATCGCTTGCGGTACTCATCATCAAGCCACTCTTTACTGACCGAGCGGCCCATATTCGGGTTGGTGATGTAGAAGTTGTCAGGATTTCGAAAGCCTTCGTTTTCCACCATTTCAGGCGGAAACTCATAAAGGATTCCAAGCGTTTTGCCGTCTTTAATTATCCCGTCGCGCACGTTTCGCCAGTAATCCAGCTTCTTCTTGAACACGCCAGCCGGCGGCTCATCGCTCTGGGTTGTCAGGTAAATTACCCACCCCTCGTTACGCGACACCTGCCCACCGAGCGCCTCAATGAACATCGCGTCTGCTTTGGCGTTCTTGCCAAACAGCCATAATTCTTCAACCAGTATGCGCCCGGCTTTTTTCCCGGATACCGTGTCGCTGTCAGCGGCCACCACCTTCAGGCTGTTGCGGTTGACGCGGTGTGTAATGGTGCGGATGTGATCCTGAACGTGAAAAAGTTCGGAGAGCTCTTCATCCTCACGCACCATACTGGCTGCAGGCTTAAAGCAGTTATCGGCGACCTCTTTTGTAGGTGCCAGAATCAGATGCTCTTCATCAGCGCGCCAGCAGATAATCAGCGCGGTCAGCATAATTCCTGCCGCAATAGTCGATTTTGTGTTCTTTTTACTGATAAGCAGGCCGTATTCACGGATAAGCTGATTTCCCGTCTGCTGATCGTAGCCACCGAAAATAGCCAGCACGAAATCAAAAACCCACTGCTCAGAGCACTCCCCAAACGTGGGCTTGCCGGGAAGGTCCGTAACCCTCAGCTCCTTGAAGATGGCAAGCGCGTGCTCCCCGGAGTCGCTGAATATGGGCGGCGGTATGATAGATTCACGCTTTACCAGCCTGCTAGCCCAGTCGATGCATGCTGTGGACCATTCAGGCATAGCTACCTCCCGTTATTCACAATCAGCTGAGGCGGCGCCATGCCGGTGAACTTACTGGCTACAGCCTTAGCTGCCGCCTGTTTCGCATCCTTTTTGCCGACCTCACCTTTTTTACTGTGAAGGTAAGGCAACATCGCCTTGGCGGCATCTTTACGGGTATCTATGTCCTGGCCAGCGTTATTCATGACGGCCTTTAAAAATTCCAGCGGGTCATCATATTTTCCGATGCCTGCGCTACTATCTTCCGGCTGATCAGGAGAGTCTGTTACTGCTGGGGTGTAAACTTTTTTACCGAATGATGGCTCATCATCGACTTCAACTTTTTCATTCTTTTTTCTTTTGATAAAGGCGATGACTTCCGGGTCATTTGCAAGCTGCGACCCCTTGGAGCGAGCGGATTTTTCGGAATATCCAGCTTTAACTGCCGCATCTTTTTGTGACATACCGGAAACCAGCGCGATCGCGAACTTACGCTTCTGCGCGGTTAACATGTTTACACCCTCCAAAAGGGGAAATTTTCTGTGCGTGAGAGGGGGGGCGGTTTCCTGACGTTATCGCCTAAGACTTTTGTCCTCCCCCCCACCCTTTTGTCATCAATTGATAATCGTTATCATTTGAGGGCATCTGAGACATCGCCGACTTCATCCCGGTTATCGCTTCAGGTCGTTGCGGGTCTTCTTCCGATGGCATCCATCCGGGCCGCAGCAAAGGATTTGGCAGTTCGCATCCGTATCCTCACCACCCTGAAAAAGTGCGACCTTGTGATCTAGTTCGAATCCATGAGGGTACTCGGTCAGGCGACCACACATCGCACAACACGGATTTGCTGACCATAACCGCTTGCGGCGTGACTGTAGCTTCCAGCCTGTAATGCGTGTATCAGCTACGGTCAGCGTCTTCAGTCGCTGAGTGCGGTCAGCTGAGAGCCGCGGTTTAAGCGTCACGAGCTTTGCCATTGATATTCCTGTGATGCCAGTCGCCATGCCTTGCGGCGTTCAGTACGTGGTGTGTTATCGGGATGCCGCTCGACGGCTAGCGCGTCAGTATGATCCACCAGCGAGTAGCATGGATAGATGACCGAACCACCGCACGCATCACCTACGGCATAGTCAGCGGGTAATGTGTGGTTCCAGCGGTTGATGGTCTGTTGAATCTTCGGCAGCGGCACGCTGTAGCAGACGCCATGAATGAGGCGGTTAATGGTGATGTAATCAGTCTGCCGCTTATCTGCGCCTATCAGCTTTGTTGCTATCTCGAGCTGATACTGTGGCGGCCTGCCGGTGCCGAGGTAGAAGCTCAGCAGGTCATCCGGGAAGCGAGCCAGCCAGGCAGCAACCTTATCGGTGAAGCCAGACACCGGTATCGCATCATCCTCAACGATAACCACCCTGCAGCTTTGCTCACTGGCCCACTCGATAGCGCGCCGATGATTCCAGTTAGCGCCGTGCTGCCCTTCATCAACCAGAAGGTGGCCACGTAGCGACCACGCCAGCTGTTCTGCCTGATGCCGACGCGAGTGGTGCCCAACGACGACAAACTTTATTTGTGCTTCCACCAGGCAAACTCCTTACCTATCCCGTCTGACTTGAACACGGTATGCACGCTCGGACCCGTCACCAGCCTGTCACTGTATCGATGCGCCACAATGCCAAAGGCAATCATGTCGCCAACAGCCGCAGCTGAACCTTCTTTATTCCAGAAACGCAGCGACTCGATGTAGTAGTAAAGCCGGACGATACCGTGAGCGATAGCCATCACGTCAGCGCGACAGCCACCAAGCAGACCGGCATTCAGCATCACATCATTCTGATGGTCAGAGACAAACGCCCGATGGATAGCTTCAGGGTGACTCTGCGTGGACCACGGGTCCGCATATGTCTTCGGTTCAGATCCAACGTAAATCTTGCCATCTTCCATTCCTTCCCACGGTTCGTGCAGCATCTCAACGTCAGTGCCATCGGTGCACCAGACAAGGTGATACTCAGGGTGATCCCGGAGGTGCTGCCAGATATGCAGCCAGCGACGGAAGTAGACATTCATCTTCACATCAGGAACGGACACCAGCGATGCGCCTGCCGGTGCGGTATTCAGTTCATCCGCCAGCACAACCGCCTCGCCGCCTTTTACCGATGCTGACCACTTGGCCAGAAGGTCAGGCGACGGCGTCAGCTTAGTTCCGCGCTGTGGGTCTGGCTGGCTGGTCAGTAGCGTGGTGATCACCACGTTGCGCCGCTGACGGTATTCAGCATAACCGGCATAACCTTCATCCCGGCGTTTGTTGTGAATGGTGACGTTACGCTTCACCTGCGCTTCGCGATCAGGTTTTGGCACTGACCGCTCGACCGCCTGATGTTCGTCGAGTGAATAAATCAGCTTTTCCGAACCGGCAACGTCAGCAAAGGCCCAGCTGGTCAGTCCGCTATTATGAATCCGTAGCGCCAGATCTGAATGTTCGTACATACCGCGCTGATAGATGGGGTCAAAGCCGCCAACCTTTTCAATCGCGCTACGATGGTAATAGAGCAACACGCCACGCTGGCCGGTGTATGCGATGTGCTTATCGTCGCTATACAGCACCGCTATGTCGTTCAGCTTCTGCCCGGTTGCGAAGTCCTGAAACTGGTAAGCCAGATGCGGTTCGGGCGATTCGATGTATGGTCGCTCCCATCCACCAGCTACGGGCCATGCATCATCGTCCCACAGGAAAAGGTGCTCACAGCCTGAATCAATCAGCGCCTCAAGGCTGGCATTCTTCGCCGCTACAATGCCGCGTGACGTTTCAAAGCGAATCAGCTTCACACCTTCAGGCACTGTGACCGGCTTTGCTGATCCGTCATCAATAACCACCAGCAGCGCGCCAGCAGGCAGATGCTTTATCTGGTGCTCCAGCGAGCGGGATAAGACGTCGTGCCGGTTGTGGGTAGAAATAGCGATGCCGATATTTGAGGCGCGGTTGCTCACCGGCGCGTATTGCACGCCATCAATGACAACGTCCATATTCACCCCAATAAAAAAACCTCCCGAAGGAGGTTATCGTTTGTGAAGCAAGCCGCCTGACTGCAACTCTTTGGTCAGGTGCTGGCTGATGATTTTCGTCAGGCTAGCGGCTTGATTAGCATTAGCATCGCCAGATTCGATTTCAATCGGAAGGCTTTCCCATGAGGTGGCTTTGCCATCGCTATCAACAGGAATAGCAATCAACTGATGACCTTCTGGCAGGATTATTTTTACAGAACGCGAAAATGCTGCTGAGGAATAGCCTGTGAAAGTAGTTGCGCCAACCAGTAACGCTTCAGGCAAAACGCTCCTATGATTCCAGCCAGGTAGCACAGCCAGAATATGCACACGTAAAGACTCTCCTTTCCGTATTTGGTTGCCAGCTTCATCCCTCATAAGAGAGCCAAGAGATGGAATAGTCACAATGGCATTGATAACGCTCGCCGAGATATTCATTCAGATTTTCCTGCTGGCTGGATGTGTTTAACCCTCGGCAATGGTGAGACCACCAGCCGATGATTCATTGTGTTTATGCTGAAAGCTGAACTCAGTGAATGTAGTTTTCAGAACAAAATAAAACCGCCCGGAGGCGCCCTGTATTAATCGCTACCGCAACTGCCACCGCTATCTGACGAACTGCCAGAGTCGTAGCCGCCACTGCATGAATCAGAGCTGCTTGAGCTGCTGTAGTCGTTGCCAACGTAAATCGGGCTGATGGGGTTAAGCGGGTTCATCAAGTCGCTGCTTGAGCCGGTGTTGCTTTGGTGACGGCGGCGGCGTTCTTCTTCCTCGCGCTGTCGTTTACGCTGCTGTTCGGTTTGATATGGCATATTCACTCCAATAAAAAACCGCCCGGAGGCGGCTTAGGTTAGCTTTTTCTTTCAGGTATTCGGACCACGAATTTATCGCCATTGGACGCCTCAAATGTCAGGCTCTCAAACCCGGCTATATCCAAGCTTGCTGCCAGGCAATGAAACGAATCGTTGCGCACATCTCCCAAAAACTCGGCAAGCCGGGTAGCTGCATAGCCACGCATCTGATGACTATCGCTCAGCGTGCGATCAACTGTCGGCGCGGCATCAACAACTTCAATGTATGGCGGCAGGTAATCAACCGTCAGCAGAGCACCATGCAAAAATATGCAGTCAGCAACGGGTACGCCTTCATACTGGCGATAACTGATCCGAAGGCTTTTCAGAACTTCTGCCGGGTGCCTATTCTCACCGTATTGCGATGCGCCGTTTAGGTCGTACCTTAGTTTCATTCCACCAGCCCCGTATTTATTTGATGCCAGTATAAGCCGATGTCGCGACGCTTCACAGCGTGGCTAACCGTTATCCCTTGTCGGAGGATCATTTACTTCAGAAGATGTGAGGCATACTCGATAAGGTAAAGCTTCGGAGCTAGCCAGATTTTCAGCCATGTCAGATCGGTTATTGAGTCCAGCGCCCACATCAGCCACACAACCAGAAAGAAGACTGGCAGCATAACCACCGGCGTGATATCGCCTTTACTGTCCCATACGAGACCAGGTTTGTATTTTTGCTTATCCTCATCCCATGAGTAACCTTCGCCACGCTGCAATACTCCATCTGGAACCCGGCGAACGGAATAACGAACCAGCCACACAACCGGAAATACAGACAGGAGTGCCAGTACTGTCATCACAATGCTTTTAGTGAAATTCCATACCAGCAACTGATGGATGACATCCGGTATTTGCGCCTGGCTGAATGAGACCGCAGCATCAATACCGCTGCTCGCTTTCTGGAGCAGGTCAGCAAGGATTTTGTTGGCTTGTTCGTTCATGCTATTCCCTTTTCTGGTTTATCAATGGGCTTTACATGCGTAAACATGAAGCCGTCATAGGGCATTGGAAGGTTGCACACCATCCAATTGACGAGATCAAAGAACCATTCAGGGACGCCATTTGCCTCTACCACTTCTGGACCGTCGCTATGCAGGTGATTGCGCATATAGACCGGAACGATATTGGCAAACAACGCCGTGTGGTCGTAATCGCTCTTTTTGACTCGTCCGAAGAAAACCGCCATCAGTTAGGCACCTGTAATTTACGGATTGCGGCGCGGTCGATATTGCACTGCCCAAGCGCGCCATAAAGTTCTGCATTAAGCCCAACGCTGTCTCCGAAGCTCATTGGCTCAGGGACGGCGGGAACGTCAATCGGCGTGGTCAGTTCCGCCGGCAGGTTTAGCCGCGGCTCTTTGATTGTCCGGTACTCCACCAGCGGTTTTTGCTGCGTCCCGCAGCCGGTCAACAGCATCAGCAGGGACAGGAGCAACAGCGCATTTATCTGCCGCGAGGTAACGCTTAATTTCATTCTGGAGCTTCCGGTTCTGCTGCGCTGTCACGGCGCGCTGTTCGGCTACCTGGCTCATCACGGAGTTTTGCTGATTTACCGCTTTCACCAGGTCGTTCACGCTACCGGCCAAATCGTCATTCTTCGAGCGCAGATCGTTAATCTGTTCGTCTTTGCTGTTCGAAAGCTTTTCCAGCCGGTCGTTAGTGGCGCTCAGCTGAGAATTGCGGGCATTGAGTCCCCACAGACAGACGCAGATAAGGCCGATGATGATGAGATGAGAGTAATTTCGGATGAAGCTGATTACGTTGAGCATAGAATCCCCTTAGCTTTAGTTAAGCGGGATTTCCTGTCGTCCAGACCGTTAATGCCACCGTTTATGATTCTGGTGATGCGGGTAACATCATCAGAGTCAGCCAGCTCATTCAGGCCGTTGTTCTTCCACCACGCCCCAGCCGACATTGCCGCGAGCATATTGCCTGCCAGCCGGTCAGGGTTCGCAACGATATCCACGCCTAACTGCTTAACCAGCGCCGCGTAATTGGCTTTGCCAGTTATCTGGATTAATCCACGTCCCCGATAGCGGTAGCCATCACCAGAACTCACATCACCGTTCCCGTTACGGTTGGCGTACACGATGTTGGCGATCATCTTCTGGTTTGCCGGGTGCGCATCATTACGACCATAGGCTTTAGCCTGCTGGGGGGTTATCCGCCGTCTGAAGGTCGCCAGCAGCGCGGTCTCGCTGTAGTTCAGCCCCTCTTCTACTTTCGTGAAGCCTGCCGACTCATGGCCGGTCTGCGCGAAGAAATGAGCCTGTCTCAGCGGTGTCGTGATGCCGAATGCGGCCATGCTCGCCGCTATATGCGGAAACCATGCGTCGCGCAGAGCATTAGAAATGCCAGTAGCGCGCTGGAAATCACTGGGTGTCAGCATTGGTATCCCCCAAGCGCTTATCAATCAGCCTGCGCAGCTTTGATGAAAGCCAGTCCACGCCGAGAAAGCCGAGGAACACCGCAACCACACGCGTTGTGTCGTCGCTGAAGTTCCAGTTAAAGACTGAGCCGATTACCTGCAGCGTTGGCTGGAGGAAGAAAGCAAAGACGCTGCACATCGCGGCATCGAGCAGACGACGGGGCCATGTGTCTTTGCCAATCCACGACGCGCGCAGAATAGCCATTACTCCCGCCAGACCTGCATAGCCGGATTCGTTTTTGTGGGCGTACAGCCAGGCAAGAAGGCTTGCCCAGAAGCCTGGGTCTTTTTCTGGCATGCGTTTCATCCTCACCTCCCAATTGGTCGGTGCCGTTCGTAGTCAAAGAGAAATGCGCCTCAGCCACATCGGTTAAGGTTCAGCTTGAGTTGATTGGCCGGGCGCAAAAACGAAAAAGGCCCGCCGAAGCGAGCCCTAATATTTGGATACCCTGACGCAAAACGCGGTAACAGCCTTGCCCGTCGGCAACAGGGTAAATTTTGGTATTTATCACAATATGAAAGGCGCTACAGGTTTGCAGTCCTGGACAGTACGGATAAACCGCCTGCGCTCAGTGCCTTTGGTATTGTGTGGAAATAAAAAACCCCACCGGGCGGCGGGGCTTACTGATGATGGTAGTGAGCGTCGTGTACAGAAAGCCCACTATGGGAACGATATTAATCCATTTTGCGACAAAATCAACTCTTTTATTCAGCCTCATGGATAATATTTAACGGCTTTATTGACGTGTCACCGATTCAAAGGTCGCGTCTGCGTGGCTCTCTTCCATTTCCAGCTTTGAAACCAGCGCGTCGAAATAAGGTTTCCAGTTGCGCTCCCAAGTCCTGACATGCAAATCCGGGACGATCATACTGACGACCCTATAGGCCTTACTGGATGGTTTACGCCTGAATCCTTTACCGCTGCAACGATCGCATTCTTTTTCAACCGGGCAACCACTGAGCTTTGATTGCTCAAGGTCGCGAACGCGGCCAGTTCCGTTGCAACGACAGCGCGCGCTGATGAATCCCTTCCCGTGACATGTCACGCACTGACGCTCTGTTGTTTCGAGGCGATATGCTGGTGGGGTCTTTTCGCCACAGCCAGGATGAATCATCACATTAGCCAGGCTATTGGTAATGCCTCGTCCATCACAATCAAGGCAAGTGTGCTGAGAAGCAGCGGAGCGGGTATATTCTTCGAAGGCGAGCTTACACATCACTGTCAGGCAAGGCAGCAACTTGGCGCCTGCCCCTTTGATGATCAGGCGGGGAACCGAGCTACGTGCATAAGCCAGCAAATAATTAACAGCACGAGTTTTGTCCTCTTCGCCCAGCCCGGCTTTAGCCAGGACGGCCGCCACCCCTAGCGGAGATTTTGACTGGCACATGCCGAACGCGCCCATTACGTCCGTCCCTGTCAGCGCTTCAGATGCCGTGGCGCGCGAGGTATCGCTGATGTTCATAGTCTTCGGGCTGAAATGCTTTAATGCCGCTTCAATTTTCATGCTAATCCTTCTCCACACCCTTTATTTTTTGTCTGCCCCGATTACGCCAACTGCAATCGCGTGATCGAGGAACCTGAACAGCAGTTCGATCTGGCTGCCGTATTTGCTTTCAAACTCCCTCATGTCCCGGTGCAGCTCATCGTGATGCGCTCTGCAAAGCGGTATCACAAATAAGTCATGCGCCTTTGTTCCCATACCTCCCTGGCCATGCCCGATGATGTGGTGCGGATCGTTTGCCTGCTTTCCGCAACATGCGCACTTTTGCGACTTAACCCAGCGCGTATACTTCTCGCTTTCCCAGCGCTTACGCTTTGGACGAAGCATAAACGATTCCGGCGACTCCGGGTCTGCCACCAGGCTGATAACCTTCTTCACGACTTCCCCGGCCTCTTGTAAAACCTCCCGGCCTGGACGCTCTGGCGTAATCAGTGATTCCTTGAGCGTTCCGGTAGCCACCTGCTCTGCCTTCATCTTCAGAACGCGGCGCGCCGGCGCTTCGGGGATAAGATCGATTACGTCTTTGATGGATGCCCACCAGCACAGTTCCGGCAGCGTCAGAGCGTGATTAACAGGCAGGCCCATATCGAGACAGGCGTTGTGAATGATCCACGCTGCGACGTTCGCCGCGGCAATTTCTTCCATCTCACCAGATACGCCGTTATTGCGCAGCTTGTTGTCATGGTGATAACAGAGCGACAGCACGCCCTGTTCTGTTTCGAGCGTGGTTATTTCGTGAAAGTGGAAGCCGTCGCCGTCGTCGCACTGGCATGCATTAATCATCCCAACCCAGACAGTGAGATCGGGAAATCCACCAGCGGCGGCAATAACGCGCTCATGGCGGAAGAAGGAATTCAGTAGCGGATCATCCAGCAAGGGCTGATTGCCATCGTTGATTTTCCCTGACGGCAGGTCAGCCATATCACCAGTCGGCGTGCTGATGAGTACACGGCCACGAAACAAGCTCATCAGTTCTGAGCCAGGCTTGAACAGGACTATCCCCGTTCGCGGAGCCACTTCCGGTGTGAGAAGCGCCCTCATGCGTTGCCCGCCAGTTCTTTGTCATGGGTAAACTCACCATTCCAGGACTGCTTCATTGGCAGTTGCCCTCTCAGATAGCGGCGATACAGCCATACTGCGCCATCACGCAGCAGAACGGGCTGGTAGCTGGTGAAGCTGGCCGCCGATGAAGGGTTAATCTGGCTGCTCTTCTCTGTGAGGTATTTATCGCGCGCCTGAGAGCGTACGCGCCAGTGAGCATGGTTCCCGTTAGGGTTGTCGTCATAGAGCCAGTTGGACTCCTGCAGGTATGCGCTTACCCTGCTGACGTTCACGCCGTTCAGACGTTTGCAAAACTGGACAGGGGAAAGCCCATCGCTGAACAGGTTCTCAAGGTGATCGATATACTGCGCCTGGCGATGAGTGAGCACTTCGGCCTGCTGTTTCGCCTCCATTGCATCAGCCCACGCGCGCGCAAGCTTAATCGGATCGTTCATGTCCGGCAGCAAAAGCCCGCCAACCTCTCTGAGACGAAAATAACTGTCCTCCAGCCCTTCAAAGAATGTCCATGCCTCATCCGTATCGACAATTTTGGACATGCGCGCGGCACCCTTCTCTGTCCATAGCGTCAGGCTTCTGGCTTTGGATGAAATTTGTGCGTGACTATTAGTCACTCGCAAAGCGCGCAGCTCGTCACCATCCACGGTGAAGATATGAATCCCTTCAACAAAACGATCAGCATTGCGAGAGAGGTTTTTGCGAATATTGGCTTCGTCAGTGTCATAGCCTCTGGCTAATAGCTCTGTCGTGATAACACGCTGATCTCGGAACATGAGAACGGGAACGCTAACTGAAGCGTTCGAAGAAATGATTACGGGGTTTACGCCAGACGCAGCTGCGCCCAGTACCTGATTCGGCATATTTTGCTCTCCACACCATTTGTTTTATCCGGTCCCGCCCCCTCATCTGCAAATGAACGGGACCAACCTTTGCCGGCAGCGTCTGCAAACGCTTACCGGCATTACCATCATAGCGGCTCGAAAATTAATTTCACGACTTAGCTGTTATGCCGCAGCTGTTTGAAATTCAGAGATTGTTATCTCAGCTTTGCCGAACTTCGTTACTGCTCCCCACTCTACAGTGAATCTCTTCACCTGGCTGTCGTCTGCCCATACACCGGCATGCGTAAGGCTATCGAAAATGGCCTTCAGATGGTTGTCGAGGTCGCGCGACTGCTTCGAAGGTGGGTAGAGAACCAACGCAACCTCCACGTTCACTGTAATGGGCTTGGGCCGTCTCTTAAGCTGCTCATACACTGCGCCAATGGCGTTCGCGCGGAAAGAGCGCCCGGAGGCGCTGATTAATACTCCTTTTCTGGTGTTGCGCCAGTATGAGTTGACGCTTGGAGGGAATGGAAGAGTTAGCCTCATGCTTCCCCCTGCTTACTTCGCCGATTCCAGGCAGATACAGCTAACTCAAGCGTCGGCCGTGCGCTCGAGCTGCTCAGGCAAGATATGCACTGAACGTAACGCCAACCGTCACTTGGCCTGATGAATGGCAAGCCATCTTTTGCGCCACAGAAAGGGCAAGGCTCAACCGCCATATTTGGCGTTTGGCTGGCCGTTGTTAGTTTCATGCTGCACCGCCCATGTCAGGGATCGTCATCTGCCCGGCCAGTTCGGCGACAGCGGCACGCAGCATGCGGATATTGTCCCAGTTTGCTCTGTCGGTCCTCTCCACCAGCGCGATGAACTCTGCCATTGTCATTGCCGTATCAATGCGGGTTTCAATCTCGACTGAACTAAAACGGTTAAATTTCTCCATTAACCCTGCATCGTCAAGATCGGGATACTGAGCGGCTACCCAAGCTTTCAGCTCCGCGTTCTCCAGTTTTTTCAGCTTCAGGCGCTGTGCTTTGGCAAGAATATCCGCCGGCACTACCACTACCGATGGGTTCTCGAAGGAGTCCGCCGCCCAGGTGTGTGCATATCGGGACTCCTGAAACGGGTAAATGTCTTTGTCGCCAAACATCGCAGCGGCACAGGCCCAGACTTCAATGCCGCTTTGTTCAAGGATACCGGCGCGGGTCAGCGGCATATTTTCGTCATACTGGCTATCCGCATTTACGGCAGGCTGCGACGCGCCAGCGGGAATGCCTGAGCGGTATTCAGCGATGATGGCCATAACTTCTTCAACACGGTTCGGGTCGATAAATAGCACGGCGTTTCCTTCGTCCGTCTCTCCGTTCTGCGCATCACAGAGCAACTCCACCAAGCGTCGAGCGCGCGCTGCGCTGAACTGCGGCATCGCATCGGATTTGGTCAGTTTCTTCTTACCGGTCGCCTTAGCTTTTTCCAGTTGCGACTTAGCGACGCTCCCGGCCTTAACGCCATGTTCGCGAACCAATGCCACCGCAGTAGTCGCCGCAACCTCTTTGTTTTTCACCATGGCGATCAACTCGTCACCAGACGTCAGCAGCTGCAGGTGATGCTCCACGTCAGCGATAGAGCGCTTCACCTTTTTCGCTATCTCAGCCGGTTCCATGCCCTGATTGCTCATGCGCTGGTATGCTGCTGCGCGCTCCAGCGGTTCCAGCGCGCGCCCCTGGCTGCTCGTGACCATGAAGGCGATGCGATCGGCTTCAGACCCTACGAAATCTTTGCACTCCAGGCGAATGTCATACCCCGCTTCTTTCGCCAGCATAGCGCCGTGGTAACGGTGATGACCGTCGATAATCTTGATGCCCTGCTCAGTGACCTGAACAGCGAGCGGAGGCACATGCTCGCCGGCAATGAAGGCATCGCGGAATTCTTCGACGTGGGTCTGGTCAATCTCTCGAATGTTGTAACCACTTTCGACATACAGCTCATCGACGCCCAGCAGGTAAGTTTTGCGGGTGGTGATGTTGGTTTCTGTCTTCGCTTTGTTGTCGTAGATTCTTGCTAAGTTTGTCATTTGGTTTCCAGCTCCCAAGCCAGGGTAACGATCAGCGCGGCGATCATCAGGGCCGCAGTGCGAATGCTTCGGTAAAAAATCACGTTGCGCTCGTAATGGCGCAGTACACGGGCCTTCATCAGATGCCACCCCATGCGTCGGCGCTCGGCTTCGGCCTCAAGGCTTTTGCCTTCTGCATGCACATCCGGCGGCGCGCTACAGCCTGATCACGAAAGCGAGGCTTGGCCGTTGCGTCCATCGCGTTCAGCCATACTGTTGCCGCACGGCTCCAGCAGTTGCGAGCCTGAAGAGACATAGCCAGCTTGCTCAGGCGCGCGTATTCGGCGTCTACAGCTGTTGCCTCTTCAACTCGGTAGTAACGGAATTTCATGTCCAGGTAGACTTCGCCCATTGCCACCAGCGTTTTCCCTGCTTCGCGTACCGTTCTCACGTTAGCCCCCATCCCCTTCGCCAGTTCGGAAGCCGTCAGGCCCGGATGCTCTACCAGGTACGCCAGAATCATTTGCTCAGTATTCATCGTTGCGTCTCCTGTTAAGCGCTACGGAAGCCATCGGGAATTTCGTAATTAGCGCTGGGCATTTGCATCACATCGCGCTGCCATTTGCCGTTCACGCACGGTGGACGCCCTGATTTATCCCACTTGGTCGCGGACTGGAGATAGCCAGGGAAGTTCTTGGGAATAAACAGAGTTGCCGGACGCAGGTACTGAGCCTGCTCTGTGTTCTGCCAGTGGGCGTTTTTATAATCGACCACCAGCAACAGCTCACCGAGCTCATAACCTTCTGCCAGCCGCGCACGGATATTCTCCAGGGATGATTTGCAAACCTGAAATTTCGCGCCGGTGGTATGGTTAAGATGAGCCAATACCTTCTTAGCGTGATCTGTCAGTTCAACATCGCGGTCGGGTTGCGCAGCAACCTGACAAGAAGTCCCTGTTGTACTCTCTGTAGTAATCTCTGTTGTATTCTCTGTAAGACGAGGGCAAGTTGCCCCCATGGATGAGGTTAAGTTGCCCTTATCGACTGTTGCAGCCTGCCCTTTTCGATTAGTGCAAGTTGCACCCTTCGATGAGTGCAAATTGCCCTCATCGGTGAGCAGTGGGTTTTTGTGGTTAATTGCGTAAAAATTAGTACGGTCGTGCTGAGACTTTTTCAGTTGCTCAACATAGATGAGACCGTTCTTTTTAAGCGAAGTCAGGGTGCGCTTAACCGTATCAGAAGACCAGAACGGGAATTGATCATTCCATTCGTCAATCGTGTTGTAGACCCAGCGGCGACCGTCATGATCAACGCCAGAGGTGGTGTCTTCCAGCCAGTAACAGATTTGCTGAAGCACAATGGCTTCATTCAGGCCGATCCGGCATGCCAGCACTGGGCTGATGACCAACGGCTTTACTTTCAGAAGTAGACTCATGCTCTGCTCCTACTTCTCTGAAATTGCGCTGAAACTGGTCAAGTGGGCTGAAACACTCGCCATGTTCGTAGTTGTCGCGCAGGTAGATAACGCGGTTTGTTTCAGGTTCCCAGCGAACGACACGGACGATAACGCCGCGCTTGTCTTTAAACCTTCGGTTGAGCTCGCGCATTTGGTTAACCCCAGTTGACGGTGTGACTCACCCACAGCCCACTCTACAAAGCTGTGGTTCACCTCTTCGCTGCATCCGGGTACATTAAGCACATACCGCAGCGGCTCCTGATTGACACGGCCACCAGCCGACGGCAGGCACCTAAATTGCGGAACAGGATGGAATCTGTTTAAATTGACCATGCGATTATTTCTCCACACCAAGTGATTTGGTCGCAACTGAACGCTCCGGGCTGCAACCTGGGGCGTTCGCCTTATCTGGCGGGCAAAAAACGCGATACAGCAACGTTAGATGCTCCTGCCACTTAGCCATTACCTGATAGCTGTTCTCCTCAATCTGCTCCCTTTCAGCCGCATCAATCACGCCGTCCTCTGTGGCTTTACGCAGATAGGCTGAATGCTTGCCGATCCACTCAACCGACTCCATCAGGCGCTCGTTGATGTCGGCGTTATCAACATCCTCGATCTCAACCATCGGGACATTTACGCTGTTCGACTGCCGCGAAACCGCGTCAGCGATGTATTTCGTGCCGCTGGCCTGTTGAAGAACCATCGCCCAGCCCATAGGGAATATCTGGTCGCCCTCAAGACGCAGGCGGTTAAAGAGCGCGTTCTCTGTGATGCCCAGCCATTCAGCTGCTTCCGCATAACCGCCAGGCATACTGGTGATGGTTTTACGGATCGCAGCAACAAGCCAGGCTGGTTGCTTTTCTATTTGCCACTCAGGTTTACCCACGGCTAAGCCCTCTCTACTGTGGTTTCGCTACGGATGGCGTAGCTGTTAAAGTCTCGGTGCTGGTCAGGTAGCGCTGGGGATAAAGAATTTCCAGCTCGCTGATCTCGCCTTTAAAGAACAAAGCCAGGCGCTCTGCCACATCCAGTGACGCCACCTGCAAACCGCGTTCAATACGGCTCAGGTTGCCTACGTCCAGATGAATGGCGCCGGCCACTTCACTTAGTGTTCTGCCTTGCGACTTACGCAAGTTTCGTAACGGTGAAGACATTTTTAACCCCCTTAGTTGCGTAATTCGCATATTATTTCATGCTAGCGGATTGCGCAAGTTAATTTGCGTTTCATGCAAACCAGCCATTAAATAGGCACATGAACATAGGAAATCGAATCAGAGAACTGCGGCTTGCGCGCGGGCTGACAATGAACGATCTGGCTGATGCTGTAGGCGTCGACCAGGCGAACATTTCACGCCTTGAGACTGGAAAGCAAAAATCCTTTACCGAGCAATCGCTTAATAAAATAGCGAATGCTCTAAATGTGAGCCTAGGTGAATTATTTATTCCCTCCGATCCAAAAAATACTGTATATAATAACAGTAAGGATATGGCTAAGGTTAAACAAGGGGGGGATGTGTATCGTGTGGATTTGCTTGATGTAAATGTAAGTGCTGGCCCAGGAGCCTTTGTTGGTAGTGACATTATCGATGTCATTCGCTCTATTGAGTACAACACTGAGCACGCCAAGAACTTCTTCGGCGGTAAGCCTGCGACTACGGTAAAAATGGTTAATGTCCGTGGTGACAGTATGTCGGGCACTATCGAGCCAGGAGATTTGGTTTTCGTAGATGTTTCAGTGAATCAGTTTGATGGCGATGGTATTTATGTGTTTGGTTTCGATGGGAAAATACACATAAAGCGCTTACAGATGGTTCCGGACAAAATTGTCGTCATTTCTGACAATACCCGATACCGTGACTGGTTCATTGATGAATCGAATGAGCACCGCTTTTATATTTTCGGCAAGGTTATGATCAGCCAGTCGCAATCCTTCAAACGACACGGCTAACCCCTTCTTACAAGCCCGATAAGCCCGGTTCTGCCGGGCTTTTTTGCGTCTTTCACATTTATCTTTTGCAAATAACGCATTTTATCACTTGCGTTATATGCATATCCGCATTATTGTTTCCCTCATCAGCGGTCACATACGGATTTTGAAATGAGAATGGTCAAGAACATGAGCAACACCAAGTTTTGGGACCTGATCACTTTTCTGTACCTGTTCCCGGATGCCGAGCTGGTTTGCGATGGGGATATGGGGATCGTGTTGTTGGAGTGCTGTGTCGATAGCCCGGCAGCGAAGCCGGTTTTTTGATAGATGACGCTGTATTGTTTGGCGGTTTCTTCAGTTCGCAATCTGATTTAACCGCTCTTTTTTTCACAATGAAAAGGGCATTTGCAAAGCTGGTGTTTTCGAACGCTTTAGAGACGTGGAGTGAATGCCCTTCTCGTTGTGGAGATACAGGTAATGCGGAACAGTTCGGCGCTAAGCGCCAGTATGGCCTACAGGAACCCATGGAACGGCGGGGAATCGCATAGGCCTGTGAACACAACAAGCGGGGGCAGCACCGTGAAAGTCTGCCAGTTCGTAAACCACGTGATTGCGTGTTACCCGAACCAAGCTGGCTGGAAGGTCAGCACACAACAGGTAAGAGCATTGCATGAGCTGGAGCAGGGGCGGTGTTAAGGCGGGCCTGAGAACCTTGAAGCCTTATAGCCGTTAATCAAGCAGTGTTCTTTCCGTTGTGGTGAATGCGGCTAGCGCACGCGGAGAGCTGGCATCGTGAATATCGTGCGATGCTCCGAGTTTAAAGGTCACCGCTCTGGAGTTCGCCAGCTTGGCCAGAGCACCGGGAGGCACCCGGCACCACAATACCCTTCGATGTTTCGGTGTGGAGAAATCAGGCTGTGGGTTATTGCAGTAACCCACCAGCCCTTTAAGCGAATCCCTCAGTGTTTTATTGCCGTCACTGGCAAGGGATTCATGCAATCAAAAATCGTGTGGAGAAGTTTTCATGAGCTTTTTTAAATTCACCAGCGCGGAAGCTCTGGCAGGTTGGGAAAAACTACAGAGTGACGCAAAGAAGCTGCGCGCTGCGGGAACCTCGTTTGCGTCCTTATTTGATGCAAAGCCTGTGTTCAATTCTGATGGCGTCCGTGAAGCTTTTTATGGCGTCAAATTCTCAGGTGGCATTTACGTTTCCGCCGACCTTTGGACCAAAGCGACGAGCCGCACAGGCTTTGCATGCTGGCCTAAGAGTAAGGCACCAGCTGGTATGGCTGAAGAGCATAAGGCTCTGCAGGCTCTGTGGAACGAGCAGCGGCCAAAATTAGACGTCGATAAAGCTGCTTTCTTTCCGCTAATCGGGCTCGACTGGGGAACCTTGCTTTTTACCGGCATTACCTACTTCCGCCATGGTGATGCAATCTACGTTGAAACCTCATCAACGCCAAAAGCCTCTGCAGGCGCAATAGAAATACTGGGCAGCGAATACGACCAGGCTAAACGGGAGCGTCAGAATGAAAACGCCTAATGACGATATCCGAGTCGGGATCATCATCTTCCCCTACTCCAGCATTTTACGCGGCTGGATCGCCCCGGATGGCGAGCTGGTAAAGAACCCGATTAAAGCTCAGCGCATGGCTGAGGAAATGAATCGCACCATCACCATCCACTGAGGCGCCCAATATGCTCAACGCAAAATCGAATAAAGAAATTGTTGCCGCCGGCCATGCGTTTGCCAAAAACCTGCCATCTGATACCGGCCTGATGGATATGGCCAAGATGGTAAGCGAGCTCGCCACACGTCTCGACGTCGCGAACGCGCGCGCCAGTGTGATGGCAGGTGAAGTGCTGCGCATTAACAGCATCATGCCGGACGCCATCGCTGCGCTGAACGCCACTGGAGACCATATGAGCCTCGTTGCCAATCTAAATGCCGCGATGGTGACACCAGCCGCTAACGAATGGATTAAGGCGCTCCAGGCTGAAGCCGTCGTGCAGACACGGAAATACGTTCAGACCATGACCAACCACCAGCAGCCAGGCGTATCTCACGTTATTAACCTCATCTCGCAGCTGGAGATGGACATGCTCCGATCACACAGCAAAGTTAACGGAGGTGCAGCATGAAAATTTCCGAACACGAAATGCGCGGCCTGCTGGCCGGAAAATGTCTACCAGCAGATATGCTGTTTGGCGAAAACCTTGCCGCGTATTTGGTACGTAAGTTTGGCGCGATGCAGCAAAAGCTGGATGCGCTGGCGGCTGAGAATGCGGCGCTGAAGTCGAACCTGATGTTCTGGGATGCCGAAGACCCTGAAAGCCCTTATGACAGCCCTGAAGACATTGCCAACAATTGTGGAATGGTTTTCAACACGGAATTTGAGGTTCAGGTAGCTGCAAAGATGCCTAACCGCACCTACCGTGTTTCTGAGGTTGATCAGTACGATTGCAAGATTGAGCTTGTCTCTGGCGCGATACCAGAGACTCCAGCCACCGACTCCTACCTCAACTCTGTGCGGGCTGAAGGTATTCATTTTGCCGCTAACCGCATGCTGGCCGCGTGGGATAGCGGCTTTATCGATGATACTCCAGCGCAGGCTTACGATATCTCAGGCGCGGTGCTGAGTGCCGTAGAGTTCTTGCCAAATGCGTCGCCAGAAGAATTTAAGCGCGACTTCGCAGATTCGATCCGCAGCGAAATAAAGGCCAGCACCGCCAGCGCCGGTAAGGATGGTGAGTGATGAAGCTGAAAATGTTCACTCTCGATGGCTCGGTGATTATCGACACCAATACCGTCACCCAATTCAGCCCTGACGCAGAGCACGGCGGCAATTTTACTAAGGTCGAAACTCTAAATGCTCAAGGCGAAGCCTCTGCGGTTGTCGTTAAGCACGATTTCTACCAAGTAACTCAGGCGCTCGCCAATGCCTGGGCGATGGAAGAAAAGGCGGTGCGTCATGCGTGAGCGCCCAATCCTCTTAAACGGCGACATGGTGCGCGCCGTACTGAACGGCAGCAAGACGCAGACGCGCCGGATTATGAAGGTCCAGCCGTCGGCTGATTTCTCTCCGATGAATATGGAGCTGGAGACGGGCTTTACCGCGCGCTGGTATACGCCCGGCGTGGTCGATAAAGATGGCTACCTTCAGCCAGCTAAGAAGCAGGTGTTTGGTGTGGCCAGCGAGGATCAAGGCTACATCTGCCCGTTCGGTGCGGTCGGGGATCTACTATGGGTGCGTGAGACGTGGAGCGACGTTAACTTAGAAGGAATTTCAGCTATTGCATACCGCGCTGACGAAGGGTTGCGTTTTCTGACGAATGACGATGATGATGGCGATGAAGACGATCCGAGGCTTGAAAAGTACAGCTTCGCAAACTGGTATCCAGACCTGATTAGTGGCACCGAAGGCATCTGGCGTCCATCCATCCACATGCCGCGCTGGGCTTCCCGCATAACGCTGGAGATTACCGGCGTTCGTGTGGAGCGTCTGGCGTCCGTAAGCAACGACGACGCGCGCGCCGAAGGCTATCCAGCCGACCGCGCAGCAGACGGCGGCAAAAGCGACCCGTGGCTCTGGTTCCGCGATTTGTGGGACGGCATCTATCCAGAGCAGTCGTTCAAGGTGAATCCATGGGTGTGGGTGATCGAGTTTAAGCGCGTGGAGGGGGAATGATGCAGGCATATACGGAAGAGCAGCGCGCGGCGCTGATTCAATTCAACCGCGCTATTATCGCGCAACATGACGCCTATGCAGTGCCAGAAGCCGCATGGCCGGAATATGTGCAGCTGATGGTTTCGTCCGCCCGTATCGCCCTAGCGGCGCTGACGGCTGAAGTTCACAGCTACACGTTCGAAGAAGACCCTCGCCCACTCTACACCACGCCGCAAGTTGCCGCGCTGAGGCTACCGGAAAGCTGGAAAGAGTTGGAGGAAATGGCCGATGCAGCGCCGGTAGCCCATGCGCTAAGTGAGTTTTTGGAAGATGCTACAGGTGATAATGGCGCGCGCGTCGCTGAGGCTGTAATTGCAGAAATTAAGCGCCTTAACACCACCGCGCCAGCAGAGGAGAAGAAGTGATGAAAGAGCTGAATGATTTAGTTGAGCTGGCGAAGAAGGCAACCAGTGGCGAATGGAGTGCGTTCATTTCAACTGGCGGCGAAGGGACATTTTCCATTCACACGCCGGATGATAGCCGTAAAGGGGACATTGTGAATTGGCCGGGCTTCGATACTGCAAACTGCTCTAAAGCGCAGAAGCTAGCCAACGCAAAATTCATCGCGGCATCTAACCCTGCAACAATCCTCGCCATTGCCGAGGTATTCAGGGCGCTGGAGCAGCGCGCAGAAGCAGCGGAGGCGACTATCAGGCAACAAGACGAGCTACTACTCAGCTACCAGGAGACTATCCTCCGCCAGACTGAGAAGCTGGCAGAGCTGGAGAAGCAGGAGCCTTTTGCTTACACGGATAATGCGCAGATTGCTGATTTGCATAAAAGCACTTTTGCGGAAATCTACCCGCCACACAATTCATTCAAAGAAGACCCTGAGTGGCTGCCGCTATTCACCCGCCCCGCGCCAGCCGTCAGCCTGGCGGAGCTGGTGCCTGCCGGTTGGCAGCTCGTGCCGGTTGAGCCTACAGAAAAAATGGTAATTGATGGTTTTGAGTCTGCACCGGATGAGTCATTTAGCACCCACGCAGAGTGGGAAAAATATCAGGCGATGAGCGGATGTGAACAGGCAGCACACAAAGCCCGTCTTTGCTGGGCGGCCATGATGGAAGCAGCGCCGGAGGTGGAGTGATGGCGACCAAACAGGAAATCAGTGAAAGCTTGAGCAAGCTTGTAAGTCAGGCGTACAGCTATGCTGCTTCGCTTGATTTGGGCCCGGAACGCATAGAGGCGTTTGAGCTGTCTGAAGCGTTGCGCCGACTTCAGCGCCGGGGTGCAGCCAGTGTAATGCTCGCAGCTACCAACCCGCTGGCCGCTTTGTGTGAGCAGGAGGATGAAGACGAAGATGATTAGGATGAGGATGACGACTAATGCCTAAATCCCCCGCCGAACGCAAAGCCGCGCAGCGAGCCAGGCAGGCCGCAGCCGGCGGTAAAAAGCTGGAGCTGAAGCTGGATAGTCAGGAAGTCGAGATGCTGGCGCAGAACTGCGCCGCCCGGCGCCCCGGCCGCGAGCCGTATGAGCTGAACGAGTACATCACCATGCTTATCCGCAAGGACGCGGCGGAGCTGGCGCAGCAGCTGGAAGCGCTGGCGAAGCGCCAGTGCGGGAAGTGTGGCGATCGCCTGCCGGTAAGCACGTGCCCCTGCCAGGGTGATTCGCAGTGTTGGGCCACCAGCGGCTGGCTTGAGACAAAATTAAACATCACGCCGTGACGTGTCACGGTTGCTTAACCTGTTGCAGCAGGAGTGGAGAAAATAATGAATTCAGATTTTATGAGCGAGCAGGAAGTGATGCAGGAGATCGGGAAAGCACGGACGGCACTCTGGCGGTTACGTAAATGCCATGGCTTCCCGTCACCAGTGCTTACCCATCCGGCGCGTTACAGTCGCAAGGCTGTGCAGCGTTGGATCGAGTCAGGCGGCGTTAACCGAGCTGTTTGACATGCCAGAATATCTTATCAGCGTAGAGCTCGTAGGCTTTACGCTGCTCTTCTAACCAGTCGTGCTTGTTGTATACCGCCATCACTCCGCCCAGTTCATGACCCAGCATCTTCTCCGTAACATGAGGCATTACCCCTTCACTGGAAAGATTCGTCACAAGAGAGCGCCGGAAATCGTGAGTGCGCCACTCGGGTATTTCAATCCCGCTGCGTAACTTCTTCATGTAGAGGTTTGACGACGATCTGTCTATTGCCTTATCCAGCTCCTGCCCCGGAAAAAGGACACTATTTTTTGTGGCCAGCAGCTGCTCAATGTAAGGCTTCACATGTTCGAAGATCGGGCGCCGGATAACATTACCCATCTTGGAATGAGCGGCCGGCGTGGTCCAGATCAAGTCGTCCATATTGAACTCTGACGCCGTTGCCAGGCGCAGTTCTGATAGCCTAGCACCCCAAAGCAACAGCAGCTGATGAAGCACACGGTTTGAGGTGACGATTTTGCTGTTCTCAAGCGCCAGCCAGATTTTTGCGAGCTCGGTATAAGTCAGCACGCGATCACCCACATCAGGCTTTTTCCCGATGTTCTTCACGCTGAGCTTTGTGAGTTCGCATGAGGGAATCAGCTGCCGGCTGATGCACCAGTTGATGACAGATCGCAGCTGAAGCAAAAGAACGCGCGCCTTTTTCTTATTCAGCTTTTCCTGCTTATCGAAGAACAGCACCCATTGCGAGACAGGAATATTGGCCACCGGCATATCTTTAAATTCTGTGTACATGGTGTTGTACACGACGGATTTGTACAGAATGCGGGTGTTCTGTTTCAGCCCTTCGACGTACTTTTCCCACCACTGATCGAGACACTCTTGAAGCGTCAGCTCACCCTTACTACTGGCAAAGTAGGTTTTAGGGTGAATGCCCTTCGTGTACAATCCGCGCATCTCACCGACGATGACGCGCGCGTCTTTGAGCGTGGTACCCGGATAGCGGCCAACAGTGAGGCGTACAGGCTTGCCGTTCCAGCGGAAACGGAACTGAAATGAGATCGTTCCGGTAGGTGTAATGCGTGCGCTCAGACCATCCCCGTCAGTTATTTCAGCGGGTCCGCTGTAGGGTTTGCCGTTAATGCTTCTGAGTTTGGTATCGCTGAGCGCCAC